CTTTTTTCTTGATATACCCCTTGCACAAAAACAAACGTAGTACTCTCTGATCTTGGTGAAGCTGACAAAGAAAAACTTGTTTGCGAGCCATCTCCAGTAAACTGATCAACAATAAGAGAACTAGCGTTTTCGGGTTGAAGAGAAGCATAGCTAATTATTTCTACTGTAGTTCCGTTTGGCGGCTCATTTCCAGTGCCAAACGTTAATGTAGATCCGTTAATGCTAAACGTGCTTTTTTCTTGATACACACCGTCAATGTATACGAAAACATTATTTTCGTCAGTTATCGACTGTCCTATAGCGAAAGCCAGGGTGCTTCCGTCGGCTGAATGCGTCTGTCTCTCAACAGAAGCAGCTCCTCCTCCTGATCCAGCTATAGCACCCCATTCAGTGGTATACCCTTCAAACTGATCGTCATCTGTGTTGTATCTGAACATCCCAGAAGATGGACTTGATGGTCGTTGCGCTGTGGTGCCGTCAGGAACTCTTATAGAGCCCGTAGTTTGCACATCTATGGTCTGACCATCCTCAACTATAGATGAGTCTGTAATCGTATCAGAATCGCTAAATTTTGGTATTTTATTAGCGGTTCCTGTACCATCTACAAACTGCGTGTTTCCAACTAACGCTGTAGTTGATGTGGTTCCAAATCCTGGAAAGTATAAATTTGTCGAGCCCTCAGTTAAATTATCAGTTGTTGACGACGACTCATCTAGTAACTTTCTCCAAGAGCCAGCGTGAGCAAAATAACCTTTACCAGTAGCATGCACGTGAGCAAACATTCCGTGATATGTGGATGCGCTTGGCAAGTCAGACTCATTAGCATAAACGTTTGCAAATAACACCTTATTGGTTCCTAAGTCAAGATCACTTACATTTTCAAAATTTCCAGTAGAAGAATTATATTGAAGAAGTTGCTTATCAACTACGCTCGCTATGGTAACATCTGACAAATCTCCTATAGGTGATCCAACGGCTACACCTCCAAGGTTTGCAGCAGATAAACTTCTAAATATACCTCCAGTTAAAATTCTTGCTTGAGAGGCGTTGCTTAAATCAGTAGCATTTCCTTTTACAATTAATGCACCTAAATATATAGCTTGATTAGCTGTATTTTCTGCTTCTTGAAAATTTTCTAATAAATAGTTTTTTTCTGCCTCATCTATACTAGCATACTCTGCTTTTCCATAATACGCTACAATTACATTAGTATTGTTAGGAAAGTGAAATAATCTTTGTACAGAATATTGTCCAGAAGAAGTAGTTGTGAGGGTACCGTTATTATCGTATTTTGAAGGATCTATAGACGCATAACCAGCTCCATTAGCACCGTCATCTTTTGTAAAGCCAGAGGAAGCGCTTGAATATCTATGGAATACTGGTGTGCCGCCAGTGTCAGAGACTAAAGACGGATTTAAAGGATCTACATCATAATTTCTCCCTAAAGCAAAAGATTCTCCTGATGACCTATCAAAGGCCATGTTGTTTGTTAAGCTTACAGTAAGTAAATGTCCAGACTTTTTAAGTGGACCAAATATCTCTACAAACTCTGCATAAGTGTTTCCACTAGAGTAAGCTGTTCTAGGAAAAGTTTTTACAAACCTAATTACGTTAGAAGAATGTATAACAGACCCCAAAACAACGTTGTTTCTCCATAAAGCAGGTGATGGAGTCGTTAATGTTTGCTGAATGGATCCAGCGCTATCTACATAAATCCATGTGTTTAATTGATCCGCATTATTTGCATCACCCAATGTGTGAGTAACAGTTATTGTCGACCAATTAACCTTTTTAATTTCAGGATGAGGATCGCTATTGCTTTTGTTAAGTATATTAATCAAACCATCTCCAGCAGCAACATCAAAAGTAGTGTTAGTGTTTGTAGACAGCCCTCCTCCATTTAAAATACCAGTGGGTATGTTTTCGGTTAGATAATCAATACTTAAGTCATGTCCATGATACCTAAAATGTAACGTATCGTGTCCATCCTCTGTTGAGTAATAAATGCCATTATCAAATGTAGGAGTTGTTGTTTGTGCATTTGACAACTCTATAGTTTCTCCAACAGAAATATTTGATGTTACAGTTAGATCATTTCCTATCGTCACATCATCAGGTAAACCAAGGGTAAACGTTCTATTCGCTGATAAATCTTGTGGCCCAGACGGTGACACTTCTAACTCGTTTGATGTTCCTTGAATCTCAACAGTTGTCGTCTTATCTGCCTTTAGCGTAAGATCTGGCTTGTTTTGTATAAATGCATCTGAATTTGTGTCTGTTTCGTTAAAATCAGATTGTACATTTTCCTCGGCTCCTGTTTGAATGCTAGAAAGTAAATTTCTCTCGGCACTTGTAATTATTGATCCTGATCCTGATCCTGAAACATCAGAAAGCTCAGTTATAGAGTGAGCAGAAAGATCTGTTATGTCAGATGGTTTGTTCAGTATTAAAGCATCTCCACTAGCTGCATTCCAATCAGACTGAACATTTACTTCAGCTCCAGACGCAATGTTATTTAATTTCGTCAGTAATACGTCAGTAAAATTATTATCCGACAATTCTTTTCCTGCAACCTCATCAACCTTACCATCAAGAGCTGTTTGAAGACCAGCGATACTTGATATAGCTAGAGAGTTAAGAGTTGATCTATTTAGCTCAATATAATCAACAACCTCCTGTAAAGTATCAAGAGTAGATTCATCACTTAAAAGAAGAGAGTTTATATTGTCAATTAACCCCTTCAGTATTTTGCCTTGATTAGCTGACAATGGAGTTGTTGCGCTTGTAGAGGTTACATTGTCCACAACATCAGAGTGGAGCAATGCATTGTTCAGTGTTGTTCTTTCAGCATCGGTTATAATCTGACCAGAACCAGCACTAGTGACTCCATCAAAATCTGTAACATTGGCTGACTCAACATAAGCTAGAAAGTAGTAGCTGTTTGGAGTTACTTGTCCATTTGAAGTTATATGGTCTACATTAAAACTTAAGTAATTATTATTGTTAGGCCAAACACCAACACTGTTTACTTTGAATATGCCAAATGTATCAAAGTCATCTTGCTTTGATATTTTAATTCTTTTTCCTTGAAAAAACTCTAAATAATTAGTTACATCAGTGCCATTAGCGACATCTCTTGAAACTATAATTTGAGTCACACTAGATAAAGGTGTAGCCGCAGCAACACCTCCTGTTAAATTAAGAACGCCCGCGGGATCTACTAATGCACCGTCATATGATTGATATTTAAAAGCAATACCGTCAAAAATAGCAACAGCACTCAATGAGTTGATTAAATCAAGAAGACTTTGTATGGTAAAGTTTTTGGTCCCGTCTGTTGTAGAATCAGTACCAAGTAGTTTATCATTTACAGATACAGTCGTATCTTGATTGTATGTTTTTATTCTAGCCATCTACTTATGGTGTTTATTACCCATTATTTTTTCATAAGACCTTCCGCCGAAATATCCAGCAAAAACCACAAATAAGAGCTCTTTAACTATTGAAAGCCCCTCTATCTGCATATACCATCCGCAAATAAACGCAGATGTAAGCGTTATTAATGTCAAGGGCCGAACGTTACTAGCAAGCCAGCTTCCACTTCGCGAATCAGCAACCCAACGCCTTGTTATCCCATCCATTTCAGCTCTTTCAATTTCGAGCTTTTTTAAGGCTATTTCTTTGTCAGAATCAGACATATCAGATCCTCCTATAATAGCCTGTATAACGCTACCCACTGGGGTGTCTTCTGCTATAGCTCCGACTACGCTAGGAATCTTATTTAATAGGAACTGACCTACTTTGGTATCCTTAAATTTTTTTTTAGACATCTTAACTATATAACCATGTTACTTCTGGATCAAGGTCTTTAGCCCCGTCAGCGTGAATAAAAGTTCTGGCAATTCCGATTCTATGACATCCAGCTTCAATGAGTCCTTTAAGTATAAGGAATCTATCTCTCGATCCTTTAACTGCAATATCAACTGCACACGGACCACCTTCTCTTGTGGAGAGGTGTGCTGAGTTGACTCTCCCGCCAATGGAAGCGTTTCGTTCTGGAGTTCGAACCCCTGAGTTAATGACAAAGGGGGTTCCTGATATTTCTCTAGCTCTGTCGAGCAATTGTAAAAAATCAGGATCCATAAGAGTCCCAGAACCTGGCTCATTTGGGCAGTCGAAGTCTTCAATTTTAAAATATTTTAAATCCAATTTTATTTCTTTTTTGTTTTCTCTATAATGTTTATTACAGTATATATCAATGTTGCCATTAAAACAAAAGTTGATAGTACTGGGTTTATCTGAGTGAAAAATGTCCCACCCAATGTTGTTAAACTAATTCCGTATATCTTCAAGTCTTCCATTATTTTTTTGGTTTTCTGCCTGGTCGTGTTTTACCAGTAGCAGCTCTGGGTATATCCCCTATTTGATTCCCAACTTCTTTGATAGCTTTAGTGACATCCTTAAGTTCTTCACCAACTCGCTCTACACGTGTCGATACATCCTCTTTTAGATCGCTAAATTTCTCCTCTAATATATCAGGTATCATGTTGTTATTTTCATCTTTAGTAAAGCCTTTTTTAGTTGCCCAAATGGCAAACATGTTGACTAAACCTAAAAGAATTAAAACTGCTAATAAAATTATTACTATTGTCATCGTGATTTAAATTAAGATTTATCTTTACCGCCTCTTGCACGGTTTTTCTTTTGGGACTCATATGTTAGCTGTCCATTTCTGTGTGAGCAATCCATTTTATCTCCGTTTCCGTATTTTTTATTTTTTCTATTGAAGTTGTTGCATTCGACACGCTTTTTAACCTGCTCACGTCTTTTCTGAAACTTTTTATCGTAATCAGATTTTTTCTTTCGAGCTTCAGGATTGTCCCTATAATATAAAGCAGTCTTTCCAAGTCCCATTATCCTCTTTTTTTTCTTTTTTTAAGTGCCTTAAAATCTGCAGCTGTAATAACATCTCTTGGTTCTGCAACCCTAGCTATCTTCTTTTGAGCTTCTGAATACTTTTTCTTTCCTCTTGGCTTTGGCATCTTACTTAGTTTTTACTTTTGCTTTCTTTGTGTTTGCAACAAATTGCTTTTTTGATCCTGCTGCTTTTTTCTTTCTAGCTGTTTTAGCTCTTTCTGCTTTTGAAAGAGATTTTGCTTTTGCTAAAGGAAGGCATCTATCAGGGTTTTTTTTGTTCTTACTAGTTCCACATTCACCCTTGATGCTGCCGTCGGTTCCTATCCTAACCCACTTTTGATCCCTCCATTTTTTTAACGCTCCCATTATAATTCTGTTGGTTTTGTAGGAGGGAAAAAAGGAAAATTATCTGTATCAGGCCAATTTCTCAATTGTGTTCTATATTCAAGATATGTGTCTCTGTAACTATGATCTGCAATATTTACAATCCAATCCGTTAATTTCAGCTGATTATTACGCCAAGCTTTAGCTTCTTCTTCTGTCCAGTGATGTGCCCCAGCGGGGTAAGTTGTCTCTTTCATATTTATACTTTAAAACCATTGTATTTCGACATAACCTTGAGCTTGATATGACCCAGGCGTTCTATTTGCTTCTGGAACAGTTCCAAGTGCGTTATCTACATATTTAGAAAACCCATGTGGACCATAACCACCCTGAAGGTATCCCGTATTGTAGTATGTATATGTAGGGTATGTAGCCATATTCAAAAGTGTCGTCTGTGCACCCCTAGCAAAAACAGACGGAACAAATGCGTTTTCATAATTTATAGTCGTTGGTCCGAACGGTGTTGAGTTGCGAAATTCAAATATTTGAGAGCTACCATTAATAATATGTGATCCTACCGCTGTTACTGAAAAATCCATATTTCCAGTATTTAGATTATAAGATATTTCAAAAAGAGCATAAGCGTTTGCATTTCCTGTTGGCGCGACTCTTATTGTATAAGTACCATCCCATGGCTGGTTTGCGTTGTTTGCAAAAGACAATAAACCTCCACCTGTCCAAACACTTTCTGTAGCGCCAAGAGTGGGTGCAGTAGTAAATCCACTCCCACCATAATCAACATATCTTATGTCCCCACTCCAACTAGATCCTGCTCGTTTCCATAGCTGAATGCTTTTTATAAAAGGATAACCGTTTGAATCAAACTTAGTTCCGCTTGGTAATGCTACCGATAGCCCATTCATTGCACTAGTATTAGTGTATGATGAAATATTCACACTGCCAGTGGCTGGAGATGGAGCTACTCCCGATATGCCAGATTTACCAAGAACGTCTCCAACCGTAGCTGATATTGTTGTTGTGGAGCCTGTGTCGTAATTAGAAGACGTTAAGTCGTAAATAATGTCTTTAACCTCTCCCATATAATTATCTTGACTGTTATGTCCCCCGCCTACCATTAAAAGTCTTACAGGATAGCTTCCACCACCATCAATAACAGTTTTTATTTCAGTAGGAACCGTCCACGGGTATATGCCTTGAGGTGGATATATATTTTCATTATTAGGCCAAGTTATTTCTCCAGTGCCCGCTATAAATCTTTTTGGAAAACTTCCTGCGGAGGCGGCTCC